GCTGGCTCTTATATGAGTCGCACTGCTCCTTCAAGGCTTTCTGTGCCGCGCTAACGTCATCGACAGTGTTTGCCAATTTGTCCTCAAGACTTGGCTCACAGTCCGCAAGGGGGGTAAGTGAAATACCACCCCTGCGTACTCTGTGAGATAACTCCCTTACCACGTTAGTTACTTCTTTGGGGTCTCCTGAAAGTATGTAACGCATGGCTCAAAAGTTTAGTCCTTGGTGATTGCTGTCTTGAGGTCTTCGAGTTTACCATAAGCGAACGCCCACGGCATATAAACCACGAGACCGAGTTGCTCCTGAGTGATGAGGCGAACCATGTTGTACAAGGCTGTCTCAGCGTCCTCTTTCCACTGGATGTCAAGCTTGCTGTAATCGTACAGCTGTGCGCCTTGGTTGAAGTCACCGGCGAGGTAATATCCAACAGGCATCACGGGAAGTTCGATTACAGGAATGCCGGCGATGTACTTGCGACCGCCGATGATCTGTACGAGCTCGAGGTCACGACCGATGGAATCTTTCTCACCCTCCATAGCGTTAAGCGTAAGAGGATTCAGAACGATTGCGTTAGGTGTGTACTGAGCGAAGGTCAGACAAGCAACGATTGTGCGGATGACATCCTTGCTGTTCGGAACGTCGATAGACTTGAACGACGCATGGTTAACCTTGAATGTGAGGTTGGCAAGGTTGGTCTCCTCGCCCTTGTACTCAACACCACGGAGGATGAACTGACGGTCGTTAAGTTTGACGATAGGTGTTGCTTTGTTGAGGTCGGTGATGACAGCAGCACCCTCAAAGGTGATCATCATCGAATCAAGAGCGAGGCTGAGCGGTTTGGTGAACTCTACGAGCACATCCTTGCCGTTGTTGTAGCTCTCAATCTTGGCAACCTCTCCGGCTTTGCCTTCGATGATTGCTCCGGTGATTTGTTTCTCAATAGGTTCAACACCATTGATGTTGGTGATACCCAAAAGCTGGTTCTTGGTGCCGTCACCAAAGAGAACGGCGGCGTCTTCGGCTGTTGTGATGATGCCGGGGATGGTGGCAACAATCCAAGAGCGAAGCTGAACACGTGCCATGAGCAAGTTCTTTGACAAGTCAAAGTAAGTACCGACACGGCGGATAGAGGTGCTGACCTCTTCGAGCTTGAGGCTGGACTGGCTCAAACGTCCGTTCTCTGTCACATAACGGGCATTGCGGTCGAACTCAGCGACACGGAGGTATGTGAATGAGGGGAACTTCGGGTCTGCGTTGATAGAAGTAATGATGTCACGGACATGGGTCTTGTTGAAGGTGAACGGAGATGCCATGAACTGCGACTGATACGCTGTGAGCACATCGCCGTTGTAGTTGTTCTCCATTGAGGTGATGGCTGTGATGTCTTTCAGACGGAAGCCTTCAAAGCTTACAGATTTCTCTGTGCCGCCGATGAAGTCCTGCATCTTGCGAGATTCCATCATCTTCTCGAAGTTCTCGGCGAACTGGTTCACCTGACCGATAGTGTAACCGGCTTTCTTAGCTTTCTCCATGTTCTCGCTAAGTTCTTTGACTGTGGCGCAAAGCTCTTCATTGTCCTTGAGGACCTGCTGAAGCTTCTCAGCGTCGATGTTCTTGAACTTGTCGAGTTCAGTGGTTACGTCTTTGAACTGCTTGGTCACTTGCTCAGAGTCCAATTCGCCCTCAAGGGCTTTGTTGACGATGTCAACAATCATGGATGCGTTCTTCTCCATGAACTCTCTCTGCTCGGTGCTCATACCCTCAAAGTTGATACCGAGGTCGGATTTGTTAATCTTTTTCATAAGTTAAATAATTATTTAAATGATTGATTCAATTTTTTCCAGAAATCGTCGCTTTTAACGACTGTCGGCACCTCTTCCTCCTTGGTCTCGGTCGCGGTGTTTTGTAGGATTGCGTGCGCACGATATACACGTGAGTAGCAATGGGGGCAACGAACATACTGCATTACATCAGTGATGCTCTTTTCGGTCAACTCGGTCTTCTGTCCTTTGACGCTGTCGAGCAGTGCTGTGACTTGCGCACGTATCTCGGGCTCAAGTTTGTCCATCTCTTCCTCCACGATGTCGTCAGTGATCCATCGGGCATACATGGCGGCGATGTCTATTACTTGCTGTGAGAACGTCACCTCAGACTGAGCGTCATAATCGAACTGAGTACCGCAACAGGGGCAAGTGACGATGTTTGCCCCTTCGAGGGATTTCAAAAGTAAGTTCAGTTCCATATTGTAATTCTTTAGTCTCTCATCCGAATAACCACGCATCTTGAAAGCTTCCTGAATGAAATTCACCGCTTCCTGCACTTGCTCACGTGTGCCACTCTTGAGGTTGACTAAGAACGTCTGAGGATTGCTACCCCATGAGGTCAATGTCGAATACTCGTACATCTTCCATTCGATGACCTTGCGAGCATCCTCTTTGTCTCGTCTGAGTGCCTGTACTCCTATGGAGTGCTCAAGTGTGCGACCATTGGCTGCATACAACTTGTAATCGTTGTAGGTGTCTATGCCAATCTGCTTGTTGAGGTTGATTTTACCAACCATCACCAAGTTGCCGTCTTTCTCACTGCCCTCCAAAGGCACGCCCAATAACTGATCCTGACGATGGTTCAGAAACCACCGCATTCGCGTAATGTCATTCTTCAACGTATTGTCGAAAGAATGTGGCATCGAGATGTCGTGCTGCGAATCCTCAATGCCTATGCCGTTGACCGCTACGGTCACGGTTCCATGCTCATCAACATCATTCGCCTTCGTCTCGAACGGCAGGCTCTTTATTTTCTCCTTCATGTTGTTCTTCTCCTGTTGAGGCTTTTTGGTTGTTTAATATTCTGTTAATAAACTCTATCTCTTGGTCGGTCATCTCGAATTTTGTTTTCGAGAAGACTTCATCTTCAAGCGCGCTTTCGTGTATCTGTGAACGCCAATCGTTGATGCTGATTAGTCCGTTGTTGAACTGCATCAGACAGCGGTCATTAACCAACTTTTTGACTTCTTCGTTCTCCTTCAAGCCTTGTTGCAGACAATCAACATCCTCGAAGTTGCAGTCTATGTACAAGCCCTCCTCCTCGATACCCAAGAAGGCTGTCAGCCCCTCGCAGAACTCTTTAGCCATCGGAATGATAGTGGAAGTATAGACAGCCTTTTCAGCGGTCGCTTGGTTGGAGAATGTGGATTGGTCTTTACGTGGTACGAGCACAGCCGGGATTCCATATACTCCGGCTATCTCAATGGCATCATACAACGTTTCCTCAAACGGCTCAAGGTCTTTAATCGAAAGTGCCGTGCGGAGGAACGAGAGGTCTGCATCAGTAACAGCTATCGGACTCTTACCACTGCCGATGCCATAGTTGGATACATACGCGTCGTTGACTTGCTTCTTCTCGGCATCTGTCAACGCTACTGTTCCGGTGTCATCATGCTTCTTGTTGACCAATATGCCAAGAGCACCGGAGCGTGAGTAAATGACGTTTCTTGACTCATAGACCTTGATGAGGTTGTTGATAGGGTCTTGCACACTACTCAACCTACTTGCGCTCTTGAGGAAATTGCCACCGCCCGATGTGAGATTGGCGACGCCGTCTCGATCGTGCCACACTTCATCTACCGGTATCATCTGGAATGTGCTGTCTTTGCCATTCAGACGATAACCGGCGATAAGCTCCTCTATTTTGCCGATGCCGAACAAAGGAAGATTAACACCCTCTCGCAGTTCAACCACATCAACATCTTTGGGAGGTAATGACCAATAGTTATCGCACCATTTCCATTTCCTATCCTTTCCGAGGTTGCTTGCCATGGCAGCGCGCAAGTAAGCGTTTCCGGTGGCGAGCTTATACACATGGTGCATATACACAAGTTCACGCCACTTCTGCACACAGTTTGGCTGGGTGAGGATGCGGTTTATCTTCTGTGATTTATAGCTTCTGCTACTACACCACACAATGCTGTCGTCGGAGTATTTACGCACCTCGAAGTGTGCGCCGGCAATGCGCTTGGCTATGAAGTTTATAGGAAAGAACACCTCCGGAAGCGACAGAAACAAATCCATCGGGTCAGCGTTATTCTCGCTCGGTAAGGGTATATCCGCACCACCAAGGGGACGGATGACATAGATAGGGCGATTAGGGAGCTCTCCACCTCCTTGCATCACCACTTCATCCGATTTCTCCTTAGTGGCCGAGCCAAAAATTTTCCGAATAAAATTCATACTTTAAACTTTTGTAGCGAATTTATCTCAAATTGCGCCACATCCGCCAAAAGCATTTATTTTTTGAAATCGCATTTCGTTGCTCTATTCTTGCAACTGATTGATATTTAATTGGTTGTAAGCCTTGGTTTATAAAAACGATTTTACAATCACCTGAACGAGACCGCTAAGCACAGCACTCGCTTCATAGTTCTCGGTGGTATTGTAGTCCAACAGGTTAGTGACGAATGCTCCATACTGCTCATCCTCCTCCATCAACGTTGGACTGAACTCTATATTCGAGCGCACGAAGTCGGAGGTAGCAGCTATGCGTCGTTGAATGTCAGCCACCTCGCCACGAACTTTGAGCTGCTCAATGCTCTGACGCATCTCACGCACCAAAGGATAGTAGGCATTGCCACACTCGAAGAACGTGTTGGCACAATTGATCGCCACTATATCGTCTCTAATCTCATCGGTGGACACTGTCTCCCTAAACTTGGCATTAGCCACGTGCCACTTATCACCGCAGCGTCTCACATGAACAAGACAGAACTTTCCGTTGACATTAGGCATCGAATAGACAACATCGCAAGTGTACTGACACTCCGTATTGGGGTTGTAGAAGTTGATTGCACCCTCACGGGCGTAGAGGTTGCGTTTACGCCTATTACTGAAAGCAAGGAAGCGTTCCCGCAACAAGTCACACACCACATAGCGGAACGTATCAGACAAGTGTCCATGCTCCTCATAGCTCTGTCCGGTTAGCTTATTCTTAACCTTGGTCTTTAGTATTGCTCCGTTTACATCCTTCTGCACGCTCATGTAATCCTCAATGGACGTCTTGCACTCATCGCCAATGGTGATTGTTAGGTCATCCTCAGCTCCCTCGAATATAGAGTTAATAAATTCACCAGACATCGGAACGCTCGGATTCTTTTTACCCACGCAGTCCTCCACCTCATAGCCATGTTGCTTGATGCGGTCAATAAACAAGTCAAGGAATGAACGCTTCTCCTCGTCAATGGTATTAGCCGCACGTGTGGAGGCATCACCATGCAGATATACTTTGTCATGGTAGCCTAAGCCCTGCAGATACTCAGCCACCAAATCACCGGTCTTGCGGACGGTGTTATATGGTTGTTTACCTATCGTCTCCCCAATCTGCTTGATATGTGTTGTCGCTCCGATGTGCGCTTGCCAATACGACACTGAGATATATGGCAGCACGTTGTTATCGACGCTCACATGGATAGGTAATGATGCGTCATACTCTACACGTTGAGAATGGACGCCACGATTGAACGAGCCGAAGAACTCGGAACCCGTGTGTATGATGCCCCATTCGCCGAGTGCATAGACGTTGTAATAATCCGGATCATCTCGGCGTAGCTTCTCGAATCGTGCGATACACTGCTCATCATAGAAGCCGTATGAACCATCAGGAGAACCGACAACCCAAAAGTTGTTGAGGTAGGTTGTCTGCACTATGACAGTGTCGGGGGCGTGTTCCTCCACCTCTCCCGTGCGTGGATTGAGCATATATTTGCTTCCGTTCTTGCGGATGCTCTTTACTTTCGTATAGCTCAATGGCACTTTAACGCCGTTGATGCGTACTCTATTCGGCATATCGTGCCATTCCTCAGTGTCGAATATGTCGGTCTTAATCCAATGTGTCTCGCTGATGGGGTTGAATGTGGATATTATCTGCTGTCCTCGCTGACCACGCAAACGCAAACATATCTGATTGTAGTCCTCTTTGTCGAACTCCGACAGCTCATCCAGCACGACACGTTTGAACTGCGAGATACCTTTTATCTTCTCGGAGTCATCGCAACCTTTGAACACTATCCTCGCTCCGTTGCTGCACACTATCAGGCGTTCTTTGAACTCGAACTGCCCCAAATATCCTAATTGCTTGGCTGCTGTCTTGAAGTCGGTGTAAATAGCATCCTTGATACTCGCCCCGACTTTACGCATAACCAACGTGCTTGACGCTTCTATCATCGTTACTGTTAGAATCATCTGCGCCACGCTATACGACTTACCGCTTGATGAACCGCCATAGAGAATGATGTATCGCATCGTCTCATCAGCCATCAACGCCGCCAAGTGAAAGCCTAATGGGTTTAGTTTACGTTTCTCGAGTATCATACGCTGTCTGTTTAATCTTCCTCCTCTCCCTCGTATTCTTCATCATCGAAGCCGAACATCAACTCACCGAAACTATTAGTCTTGATGTTGATATCCTTTGCCGAAGCGAAGCCGAGCAACTCAATGATTGCTTTCTCCGCCGCTTCTTTATCAAGCACCCAAATAATCTTGCCATTCGATATTCGCATGACAAGCAAGTCGCGTAATCTCTTGGGTATTTCCGACATCTTACGCATCCGGAGTCGGTGCGTCTCCTCGTCCTCAATGAAGAAGTCCATCGGGTCAACTTGCGAGCGTCGCACGTTCTTCGCGATCATCTCCTCTTTGCTGATTGTGACTAAGCGCGCCTGCTCTTCTTTAAGCTTCGCTATCCTATGGGTTATATAGGGGTTATTCATCAGCTTATAAGCACTACTCTGATGCGTCTGATGCTTCGCATCGCTCTTGCAATTATACGCCATGCGATAAGCCTTTACATACGTCATCTCCGGATTCGTTCCATACGCATCAACGACATACTGACAGAACTTCTCCTGTTGTGGCGTTAATCCGTTTTCGTCTTTCTTTCTCATAGCTTTGTCGTAATTTGCGATATTTTTTCGTTACGCTCCTCTTTAGCACACGTTAGAACGATAACAGCATCACCAGTAGTTAGCAGATAGCGGTTGTGTATATACTTTGTCTTTCACCCGCCCCTCTAAAAAATTTGTAGAACGTCCCGAAAATGTCCAAAATAAGAGCGTTTTAAGACTCCTATTTTGGACTTTCGCGAGGCGTTGAGGTGCTGTATGTCGCAGAAACATTGCCGGGAAATGCGCTCTTACGCACCTTGCGGTGTGGAGCCGAGAACGGATTTTCTCACACCCTCCACCGCTGATGTGTATTGCAAAGGTAACGTATAAATCTCATCATCAACACTTTGCTCAAAATTATCAAACTCAACCTCTTCGCCAACTAACTCAATATTAAGCTTTTTGAGTTTCATCACGAGTGTAGCGAAATAGTATGTTGACATCGACACGGGGTGGGCTACGTTGATGAGCTTATGCGAGTTGCACCCGTAGGCGAACAGCAGACCCTCGAACACATCCTCAATGTAGGTGAAGTGCCTCATGTTGCGTCCGGCGTTCACGAGCTGCACAGTGTCTTGGTTCAATAAATACCAAAGAAGAGTACCCTGACGGGGATTCGGACCATAGACATTGTGCAACCGCACACCAATCGCGTTTGGGTTGTAGCATCGGGCGTACTGCTCATCGAAACGCTTGCTGATGCCGTACATGGAGGTTGTATTACATGGGTTAGCAGTGGATGAGGATGCATACACAAGACGCACCTTGGCATCTCGGCACGCATCGCACACCTTGATGAATGTGTCAATGTTGTCTCGGCGGATCTGCTCGATATCTTTGTTGAACACCGATGTTTGTGCGGCGAGGTGGTACACGCAGTCAATGCCGTTGAGGTTGTCGGGGTTGTCGAAGTAGTCAGCCACCTCGATGCCGTTCTTGCGGTCAATGCCAACCACGTTGATACCTCGCTTCTGCAAATAAAGAGCGAAGGCTTTGCCGATGAAGCCCTCGCTACCTGTTACTATTACGTTCATGGTCTCTCAGTTCGTTAAAGTGGTGAAAAATCTTTTTGTGAAAAATCTTGGCGCACTCCCATTCGAGGGAGCATCCACGGCTCTCGCTCCACCCAGACAGGAGGAAGATAGCATCACAGCCCATCAGAGCTTCGATGTCACGGCTGATGTAGTAAGGGTAGGGTTTGTTGCTTTCGGGACACACGTCAAAGGGAGTCACGACTTGATATCCAAGTTTTTCAAGGTCGTGCTTGCATTTAAGCGCACGCTCTTTGCACCGGCTTATGTTTAGACCGGTGATAGGTAGTGAAATGTATATTCTCATAATGATCGGTTAAATCCAAACTTTTTAGTCACAATCTTATTCACCAAAAAACTAAACTCATCGCTGGTTAGTGTCATGATACGATTGTTAACAATGGCTGCTGATACAACCAGCTGGGCAACGGCGAGATATACATAAACCTCACGGGCTATTGCCGGATCGGCGGTTATGCTGGACATACCTTTAGGATTGAAATGCTTCCATTGATTTGGGGTTACTTTAATCGTGGTGGTCGAGTACAGATAACTCTTTGTTGCAGCTACCCACACTTTCAACCGGAGGGGCGTTAACGTGTCGCCTCTCTGCTCCTTGTTGATACGGATATAAAACCGTATCGAATAAGACGGAATAATCATGGCTGATAATTGCGTTGATGTTGCGTTCTAATTGCGTTAATGTTGCGTTTTCTGTACGAAAAATTGCGTTTTACGTAATTTCAAGGCGGTTTTTTCGGTCTAAAATTGCAGTTTTCTGTAATTTTAGAGCTGTTTCTGTTCACAAATCGCCAATTCTTGAACAGCAACATTGCTAATACATTGCTATTGCGTTGCTATGTTGCTATTGCGTTTTTTATTTCTTATTTATGCTTATCGGCTTTAACGATAACCGCAATGTTGGTCTTTGAATCGGCGTCCGACATACAGGTTTGGATGAGTCAGAAGCATAAAAATTCTTATGCTTTTCGCTATCATTAAAGGGGGTTGGCGATTTCGGACTCTTCTTTTTGGGCAGTGCTCGGAGCAATGGTATCAGCTCTCTATTCGGTTTGGTGTAACCGCACGTTATAGCAATAACCCTTGCAAGATGAGTTTTGTGTCCGCCAATACATGGAGGAAACGTGTGCTTCACGCCAAATTCAATAGCGCAATCGGGATCATCGCTACCCTCGGCAATATCCTTGATTTTATGCAGTGCCGAATGGCATCTCTCGCAAAGCGGTTCAAGCTCGTTGTCGAACTCGCAGCCGAGATGGTCGTAGGTGGTGTGATGCAGTTGGACGTTCTCTGTGGAGCCACAGCAATAACAAACCTTGGGGTGAGTCTTATAGAATTGCTCTTTACGCCACTTCCACTCCGGAGAATTGATATATTCCTCCCATGACGGGGTCGCAAAGCCAATATCAGTAATATCTATTAGCTTAATGTTGTGAACTTGTCCGTATATGTCTTCAACCATGATTAAATCATCGGGAGAAACATGAATGTACTCAATGGTCTTATCAGTGCTGACACGGATTGTCAGTGGCAATGTCGTGTTAGCTTTTAGTTCTTTATTCGTGTAGTGCATGGTTGAGAAGTTTTTGTGTAATATCTGAGGTTGTTACCTTTCTACCTTAGGTCGCTACCTTTCTACCTTAGGTCGCTACCTTTCCATCCGAAAAATAAAAGGCGCGACTAACTTTTGAGGTCAATCGCGCCGATGGGAGGTGTAATATATTGATGCTACTATTCAGCAGCGTCTATTTCGTCAGCATAATCATTGAGGCGTTTAGCAATGTCACGTAATGCAGTAGTTAATTGTGCGTACTCTTCAGATGTAAATGAACGTTCTTTTTTGCATACGTTATAGCCATTAATCTTTTGGGCAAACCAACTCTGAGATTTATGAAAATACTCCTTGGCAAGCTTGGAGACGTTTATTAGCCCGCCAGCTTCTCATCGGTGTAAAACACACCATGCTCCTTGAACTGAGCTTTGATTGATTTTAGATTATGTGCCATGTTTTACTTGTTGCTGCTTTCTGTATATTATTGGCTCATCCTTCCAACGTCTTATTTGGTCATCAAGCCAACGCCTAACGCTTATATAATTGGTTGAACGGAAACGCATACGCTTGCCGTGTACTTGAATTTCAGCCACCCAACGAAAACAATAAATTGGCTTGCACCCTCTTACGTATCGCGTTGAGCTTCTTCCTTTATTGGTCATCTCCGAATAGATAGTTCCACATCGTTGTCTCATGATTTTGTATTATTTTTTCTTCTTGACTTTTAATTGCCCGTGCTTGCGGTATAGTGGGTTAAACTCATCGTCACACAGAATGGTGTCGTACATCTGCTCGTAGGTGTATTCGGGGAACTGCTCGGAGATTTGAGGAATGGTCAAATCAAGCACAATCAAGCGAGTCAGTTTGTCTCGGTCTATGTTGTCGATAATTTTGTACCCGTTCTCTTTATAGAGCGATTTCGCATTTGCCTTATCTCTTTTCTCTTGACGCTCTATCCACGGAGATTTTCTTACGCCCCAGCGATGAAGCCATCTATCAAGGGTGTTGCGGTCTATCCCGAAGTTAGCAGCCAAACGGCGCATAGGCACACCCCACTTGTATTGCTCAATGACACGCTCTTTGTCAATGTCAACGACAGGATCCTCTCTCACGCTTCCGATTGGTCTGCCTACCAACACGCCTTGTTTCATTTTAAGCATTAGCCCCTCTTTGGTGCGCTGCTGTATCATCTGACGCTCAATCTCAGCCGACAGGCCGAAAGCGAACGCCAGCACCTTACTCTGAATGTCATTGCCGAGAACGAATTTATCTTTGACGGTATAGATAACGCACTCTTGCGACATGGCGAAGTGAAGAATATCCATCACCATGTAGAGGTCACGCCCCAAACGGCTAATCTCCGAACAGATGATTATATCGTCCTTCTTCCAAAGCTTCATCAGCTTGCCGAGGTTGCGCTTGTCGGGGTCTTTGCCACCGCTCACGCCCTCGTCCGTGATGTATTTGTCAATGTTCCATCCGTGGTTCTTGGCGAACTCATCCACGCCTTGTTTCTGCGAGTTCACTTCTTGATCGTCTGAACTCACTCGTAGATATATCATATCCAAAGGTGATTAATGTTATAACGATTGTTCATGAACTCCACAACCCATTCGGGGTGAACCTTTGCGAGAGGACTTCCCGAGTCCTCGTTGGCAAGCGCATTCTCGTAGTGAGATTCAAGCTCGTCAGCGTACTCTCTTAGTAGCTCCGCGCCCTCCTCATCGGGCGTTAATCCGTCTCCGATGTTGAGCCGCTTTTGCGCATACTGCCATTCGGCTTTTAGCTTCTCGTTGTGCGTGAACGCTTCCATCGAACCGCCTAACACGTACACAATGGCAAGCAGACGGGCGCACGTGTCAAGGGTCAGCGCGGGTATTCCGGCTGCCAAACATGATTGCAGCCATTTTCTATAATCTTCCATGATGTTTTGATTTTAGATTAGTGCCATGTATCCTTACTTAGATAGTGGAGCTGTTACCATGGCTTGCAACCACAAATTCATCACCGCGCATGATGATTCCGTTCTTGCGCATAATGTCTATTGTGATTCTTTTCATCGTTTCCCAATACTCTCTGTGGGCCTCGACAAGAGTGTCGATATCCTTGTCGTCAACGGCGAGTTTCATTTCGTCTTCCCCATCTCCGGCAAAGAGGGCGAGTTCTCGTTTACGGATTATTCTTTTCCCGAGGCTTTCGCTTACATCAAATCTAACTATAAGATTACTGAACGAAAAATTAAACTCATAGAAATTTTCCGTCGAGTTCTTGTCTATGTAGAGATCCATATACTCCGGGTCTTTAACTTCTTGTTTCATAACATCTCTGTTTTTAATTGTTGTTTTGTTGATTTTTCGTACTAATATCGTACTACTTTTGGTTCTAACTAATTGGCAACAACCACCAGCTCTTCCCCGTCGGGGTAGGTGAACGCTTCCTTGAACAGCTTGGCGCATCGTCTCGGTGCCGTACACCAACGCTTGTGCCATTCGCCGAATATCAGGCAGTGTCCTACCTCGTCTCCGTTGTTGAGGTGAGTTGCTCCGTTATGAAAAGCCGGGCAACATCCACAGCTGCCCGGCTCATCGTAGAATTTGAAACCTTGTATCGTTACCATTACAGTTTTGCTAATTCTAATTCTTTAGTGTTTAGTAACGCGACCAATCCGGAAATCAGATTGTCTATTGCTTTCAAGTAATCCTCTTTGGGGATATACATGTTCATGAAATTAACAGCTTTATCCAATTCGCCGGAATACATAAAAGGAAAAATAAAGTGTAGATCTTCGCATGGCGTGTATTTGTCATCTATTGCATCACGTGCCTTAGAGAGGAAGTCAAGCCTTTGTCTGCAAGCTTCAATAGATTGGGCTAACACATTAGCTTCGTTTAGAGTCTGTATGTCCATAGCCTTATCTGTTATCGCCGGAGCCGTGAATCATGCCACGCTCTTTGCGGCTTCTAAGTTTGTCAACGTTTATCTGTGCAATGGTTTCGAGGTCGTAGTCAAGGTCTCGTGCGAGTGTCGCACAATACCATAGCACGTCACCAATCTCCTTGGCGATTTCTGCATTCTTCTCCGGGGTGAAGATACCGTCATTGTCACGGAGCACTTTCTTCACCTTGTCGGCAACTTCACCTGCTTCACCAGTCAGACCGAGCGAGGGGTAGATGATGCGCTGCTCATCAGGGTAAATGGCGGTTGTTAGTGCCTCTTTCTGATAGTCGTTTAGTGTCATTTGATTAACTTTTTGATTTTGTTTTTGAACCGCTGCCAACGTGTCGGCTTTGGCTGTTTAATTACATAGAATGTTTTCGGCAGATTGGGGAGAGGAATAAGACAAAGCTCATCCACCCTCCAATCCTGAAACTTGGCTTGAGGCGAGGTGTAATCAATCGGAGCAAGTCGTATCTCTCCGATGCGCTGCGGACGCTCATTCATGGTGATGCCGTACTCATCTTTGAGCGTCTTGACAAGTTCATCGAACTGCTTGATTGGCATATTGCCACGCAATTCTTCTTCGGTTGTCATAATAGCACATCTCCTTTCATTAGTTCGGGGTTGTCGTAGATGTTGCCAACAACCCGATAGTGATGGTACGTCAAGAGCCTAATTGGGTATGGCTTTTTACGCAGCCTTTTGTTGCTCATCATGAACGCATTCCAGCCCTCATAGAATAGGATATTCATTCGTAAATTGTCGGCAGGTCGCTCAATGATGTCACCCTCGTAAATCTCGTTGCCGTTTACATCATGTGAGCCTGTAAATTGACCTACGGTTTCAGGAACTACAAGCACTTCATTTAAAGGCTTGGTTAAGGACTCAATATCCACAATAGCACATATCTTTGAATCTTTGCTTTGTATCAGTGAGCCATAGAGCCACTCACTCGTGGAACAATTCTTGCCTCTGAATTTAATCGTTCTCATCTTCTTGAGATTTTAGTGATTCAAAATATTCTCTTTGTGCTTCATCAAAGCGTCTGCACACGTCATTATACTCCTCTCTGGTGAGAACAAAGTCATTATGCGGGAATGAGAATAGCACCTCGCCATCAGGTGATGGAAGAAATTGAATACTCCATTCATAAGGACACCATGACTTACGGGCATTGTCAATGAATTTCTCGATGCACTGCTCTTTGGTCATCCAAACAGGATAGTCAAAATCGGTTGTGACTTGTAGCTTTGCCCTCATGTCACAACTTGCCATTACATCCATTAGTGCAAAATAAGATTCTGCATCATTCATACGCCATACAGATTTAGGAATTCAACGACTTTCTTATTTAGCATCTTGCCGATTCTCTTTTGCGAGACGCCAGCCTCCTCCATGTCCGATGCGAAGTTCTTGATGTTCTTCATCAGTGTTTCCTTCTCGGAGTTGTACAGGTGCGAGATGCGTTCTTTGTTCTCCTTGGTGATGTAAACCATCACATCGTCAAGTCTCTTCTCAAGCAGTGACTTGTGGCTGTTAAAGGCTCGTTCGTTGTAGCCTCTACGTTCATACCATTCGAGGATATCCGTTGAGGTGTCACGCTTATCCCATTCGAGGAAGATACTCTTACATCCTCTCTCCTTGGCTATCTGTTCCACTCTGTCAAGGAATGCTGTTGCTATACCTCTGTTCCTCGCCGAGGGATCCACCCATAATGCGAAGATGTATGCTGAGATGTGGAACTCGCCTTGTGGCTCTTTGTAAAGTTCGAGCTGCACACTCGCATCATCGGTAAAGACGAGTACTCGTGTGAGTGTGTGCCATGTCTGATATTGCTCTCTAATGTTCATTTCTTGTCTCCTTTCTTAATCCAAACATCAGGTGCGTAGGCGTATGCCAATGCGACCTTGAACAATGCCACTATCAGTTCGGGGGTTCGTGCTTTCAGTTTGAGGTCGGGGTCTTTCCATTCGCCCTCGCTGTAATGCACATCCCAAACATCTATCTCATTGCCGTTCTCGTCAACGTCGGTGTCAGTCTCAATTACGAGATTGATGCCATACGTGGGGTCACTCATGTCCTCCCAGCGTTGCTCGGGTCGGTAGCGGTAGCACTCTATGACTTTCGGCATCAGAAAAAGCAGATGATCGAGAGTGCCGATAGGCTTGTTGTTGATGCGAAAGCCGGCATAATCCAAAGCCGTGCTCTCCTTTGGAGTTAGTGTCGTTCTCATTCCATTTCTGTTTTTTCAAGTTGTCTTAACTTCTCGGCCAATGTTAAGCACATCTGACCGATTTCCTCATACCGAGAGACTTCATCCATGACTCTTTGATAATCCCTTCCGCGCAAGTCTGCGTAGCCACAATCCTGCTCTTTCTGAGCGCGAAGTTTATTAACCCAATAATCTCCGCGTTTTTGGAGGACATCTGCAAGTGGCTCTTGAACTTCGTGCATGGCGCATTTGAAGCCGGAGATGAAACACTCAACGTTCTTTTGCGTCAAGGATTTCTGACCATATAGCCGTTCTGCTGCATATTGCAGAATCGCTGCCTCAGATTTATGCTTCATCTTTCACCTCCTTTCAAAAATTTTACATCCGCCGCCTTTCAAATTCGGCATTGGTTCATAACCTTGCTCCTGAAGTTCAACTTTTGTCTCTTCGGCTAACTTTACATCGTTGAAGAGTTTGCAGTCTCGCTTCGTGCATTTATTTGGTGAGAAATCCTTGTCAAAGAAGCTTTCACCAGCCCATGTGTCGTAGTACACACGGATAGATTCAGTATCGTTTGTTGCTTCATAGAACTTGCAATCATAGCACAGAGGGCGTATCTGTGGATTTCTAAAACACAGATTATTCTCATGCTCGATGCAAGCCTTTTCTCGGAGGTAGAGCTTACCGCAATGCTCACATCTGTATGCGCTCACGGGTTTCATGCCTCGCCTCCTTTCCGTGGGTTGGTAGGGAACTTAACTTCCTCACCAAGATTGACGATGATTGCAACTCTGTCGTGCTGTTCCATCAGATGATAGTCACCGATATCCTGATTCCATTCGACTGCTGATGCACATGTGCGTATGGTATCTATTTCGACTTCCTTGTTTTGGTCTGAGATGTCGAATAGTTTGTGTCTTAGCTCTATTACTGTCATCGTGCGTTGATTTTTGAGATTAATACTATCGGCGGTTCTTTGACTATGATGAATGAGCCATCAGTGAGCACTATCATGCTGCCTTCACTTTGCGAGTCGATGCTGACAATGTGGTCTGCGTTGATGAGGGTTCCTTTTGACACTGACCGCTCAGCCATTGTGTCATGCAATTTTGTTACTTCGATAAACATTGCTTGCCTCCTTTCAATACCACATCAACACTACGTAGTCATTGCGCTGGTCGCTCTTGGCGATCCATTCGGCGATAACACATAGTATCCGGTCCAAATTCTCTTCAATGTTCCAAGTCTCACGCCAATTCTCAAAGTACGTCCGGTTGCTGACTATCTTAGTCATGAGATTTGCAAGTTCCACTCTCGGTATCTCAAGACGCTCCGCTTTCGCCACGTCTTCGCCATCCCATGTGATGTTCGGGCATTGGTCGTAAAGCATCTTGTTGACTGCTTCACTTCGATTGTAGAAGCTATCAGCGGTTGTCGTACTGCATCGTAGCTGATACACTTCTGCTACATGGATTCTAATTCCCATATTTAATTTGATTTATTAGTTTGACTATATCTTCTCGAGCTTCTGAATGAACTCGAGCATTAATTCACTCACTTTCTCCTGCTTGGCTACGCTCACCCCGTAGGGTGAACTTGCCGAGCAGAGTATTGCAGCCGCATCAAACAGATGTTTGTAGGCTTTTCTTAGGGTCGGGTGCTTTGGTAGTGTGATGACCATATCTCTTGATTTTAGAAGCTCTCCAATGCGTCGTCAATGGCTTTCCAAAGTTCTTCAAGTTCTTCATCGTCGAACTCTTGGTAATCGTCATCTTCCCCGTAGCTCGCTTCGATGGATTCAACCTCGCCCCATGCTTTCATGAGGTCACAGCTCGGTGGCGTGTAGTAATCACCGCTATCCTCAACCCAGTCACCACAGCAGCGGTAATTGATTTCAATGTACCAGCCATCCTCTTCGTAGATGACATAATTGCTTTCCCAATCTTCATCATAATCCTCTTCGCATCTGCCAAAGTAACGGCTTCCGATTTTGGGATGATCGAGTACCATGTCAATTAATGTAGGAATGAGCTCGTTGAGGTCTTTTACGCTTTTCATATTGGTAAGTTTTATTGGTTTGACTTATATTTTAATTTACTGTAAGTTAGCCATTTATTACGATATACGCAAATTTTTAGACCACCATTTTTACACCTTAACTTTTACTGACATTTAGCTCCTCATGGATGATTTCGTCAGCCAATAACGATGCTTTGTTTGCCAGCACTCCGATGCAGAGGTTAACGTCTGAGTCCGGTGTGAGTCTCAGTCCGTATTCCTCTTCGAGAGCGAGACAGATGATAGTGATCGCCTGAAGCATCTTGTCTTGCTTACGGCGCACAGGCTCTTTCATCTTCTCGGCGATTACTTTGTCCATCTTCTTGTCAAACCGCTCGGCATAGTCAAGCAGCTCACGGATGATAGTGATGTGTGTGGCGGTGTCCCTCCACTTGCTGTCGTGTATCTTCTTGTTGGCTACGTTGCCAATCGTGAACCACGTTTTCACCATGTCAATCTCAACGCGAGATGTGAAGATGTTCACATAGTTGACATAAGCGTTCCATGCGTCGAAGTAAGAATCTCGCAACCCTTTGGCGTACTCCTCGACACATTCTCTGAGCACTCGTGTATATTTCTTGAGATCTGAAATCTTATGCCCGACGCAGTAGTTGATGAATGTTGTTGTCTGCTCCAGTGCCAAGGCGATGAGCATCTGTGGGATGTAATTCATCTTGACAGCTTCCGAAGGCGTGAACAACTTCAACGCTTCTATGCAGTCGAACGACCGCTCTTTCCTCGGTGTGTGAGTCTTTACTCGGACTCCATAATCCGCTACCGGCTGCAGTGGCATCGTTGGAAGTGCGATGCCACATTGTGCCAGCAGGGATTTATCAATCGGTGGTAAATCCATTTCGTTTCGATTAATAAAAATCGGCACAGCCATCAGTCAGCCGTGCCGTCGAATAAATTACTATTGGGTGAGGGAACGAGGTTGTCGAACAATCCGGGAACGCGAGGGTTCAACGCCTCATACTCCTCTCGGAAAAATTCCTCCTTCGTCCGCCCGTTCTTCTTACCCTTTCGGGTGTGGACGTCGAATGTGTATGGTGGGATTGGGATGGGAAAGGCTCTCGCATCCTCAAGCCATCGCTCAACATCGACGTCTGTTCTGTCATACACTAAGTTCTGCAAGTGGTCGGCATCCCGACACTTGCGGCACTCGCACAGGAGCAACACCGCCTTGCTCACAAAGATGCGTCCTTTCGGCTCGCTCTTATTCTTGTTGACAAGTTCATGCCCCTGCCAAAGTGCCTCAATTTCATGTGTGATTAGTCCGAAGCAATCTTCAGCGCTAATGGTGAATAGTCGCTTCCATACGTAGTCGCGATATCCGCTGTGCCATAGCTCCAATGCAAAGAAGCCGGCAACAGGCGCATCAGCACGTCTTATCGCCTTCTGCATCGCGGAACTGCACTCAAAAAAGTCGTATCCTCTAACGGTTCTTAGTACCATATCTTGTTGATGTTTATTGGTTTACATCTATAAAGATAGTCATAAAAGACAAGTTGTGCAAACAGATTGAACACCATTTAATCGCCATTTTTAGCGTTAAAACTTGAACTTGCAAGAGATGTTATATTCAACAAGTTGCTTGGTCTTATCTTTGCCGTTATTGGTCGCGCCTTTGATGTTTATGCTGTCCCCGAAATGTTTCTTGATGAACAGGATTGACCGCCGTTCCTCCTCTTGGTTGCGGATTGCGGACAAACCGCCGGCGTTTACAAAGGTGCTCTTCTGTGCGAAGTTGTAACGAAGGTCGGTGAGTATCTTGCGCTCCTTGTACTTCATGTAGCAACTGATCCAGAAGTCCTCTTTTAGTTTCAGCTCCTCGTTCCACCATACGTTCTTGTTGTAGCGGACACCATAGGAGCAGCCTGTTATCATCTTCGATAGAGAGTAGTATTGGGTCTCGTCATACATCACCGGAGAGATGCGTGAAGTGAAGCCGAAGACGTGGACATCGAGCATACAAGCAAGCTCATAGAGGTTGTTGATGATGCCCGTTATCACATCGGGGTCTCTGACAACTCCGCTCTCACCCTTCTCGCAGAACAGCGTCTTCACCACGTGCACATCATCGTCGAGCATAAACAGCTCTCCGAAGTGCTGCGCCATCCAATTGCGTTTGGGAATGAGTCCCACAACATCATCGGGGTGAGTGACTATCTCGCAGTCGGGATTGAAATTGCGGTAGAGGTCGGCTTGGCTCTCGGCTACACAGATTATCGGGTCGTTGACCAGCTTCTTGGCAAATACGCGGTCATGGCGTTTATGCGAGGGTATCACTATCGGCAGGCTCATTTCGTTTCGCCCTCCAGTGCGATGCGGACGTCTTTCACGTCAATAACGTTGCTCTTGCTCACCTTGCCGGTCTTGTACGACTTCATGTGCTGCATATTCAAACGCTCACGAAGCCAATTGCTGTCAACCTCATTACTGCTTTGGATAACGAATAACTCGTGTTTCTCGTCATACTTGGGTATGAGTGGGTAAACCGCCGTGTCATCGTTGAGGCTGTCGAAACGCTCCTTAAATTCGTCTTTTGGTTTCTCGGGCTCAAACTCGTAGCCCCACCCCGACAACTCCTCTTGGTCCCATTCGTTGGCTATCACGTCCATGTCGTTCTCGCCGAAGTTGATGTTATCCTTGGCTGCGTACTTGCGCAAGTCCTTGGCATCGGTGTCGGCAGGGAGCACTTTGCAAGGCAGCTCTTTGTAGCCGAGTTCCTTGCAAGCACGTAGGCGGAGATTGCCACAGACCACCACATAGCGGTCATCCAACGGCACTACTATGAGTTCTCGGAGTTCAAGCATCTCGGGTGCGTCAATAATGCTCTTCTTCATCGCCGCAAAGCGATAATCCCGAAAGAACCGGGGATTCTTCGGGAGTCCTTTCAGTTGCCCTTTGTTGTAATCCAACAGGGCAGTGTTCAAGATTGTAATTTCTGTCATTGCTATTTTCCATCATCACTAAACATCATCACTAATAGTCATTGACCGAATCTACAAAGCCTTACGTAAATCATCTGAGAACCTATCCTTGATAAGCTTCTCGATGTCACTGCACCCAATGCGTTGAAGGTATGTCATTGTGGCGATGATAACGCCCGCCGCTTCATATTCCCTCTCACTCCATTGCGGAAGATTGGCGCTCTTGAACTTCGTGGCGTCAGCGAGTGAACGCCAGTGTGTGGAGATGTCGTAGAGAGATACTGTCGGCGAGGACAAAGGAGTAATATCACCGCTGGCAATCGCTACCGCTTCGCATTTGACTGCCATTTTTTTGAGCGTTATTGCCATTATGCTTGGTAAAGATTTCGGGTTTGTAATGACTGTTATATTACTCTCGTGTTTTACTTGTTCTCGGTATTGGGAGGAGGTTTGTTGAGGTTCATCGCTCATGCTATTTGCTGTTATACTTACGATTGTTCCTCTTGACATACCACACAACTCGAATCATACTGATGATTAACATGATCATGCCGACAGCGAACGGCATCCATATCGGAGCTGTCACCCACCACCATGACCACGAGATGGCGGAAGCCAATTTGAGGATTAGGAACACGAGAAAAAGGGCAACGACAAACGCGATGCCCGATGCGGTCGAATTAAATTTCATAATGTGAGTTATTAGGTTGGTTTATAAACGGCGGCGTGGAGGTTGAGGTTTCCACGCCGCCGTTTGGTTAGTCTTTCTTTACGTCCTCGCAGATTGCGACACGAGTTCCGGTTCTGATTATCTGTGGCAAGTAGGTGTCAAGGTCGGGAGCATTGAACCACGCCACGTCTAAGTCTTTCCCATCCTCTCTGACGGTCTCAACTTTCAGACCGAGGATGATGCCGAGTGTGGCAGCGTCTTGTTGGAAGGCTTTGTAACGCTCACCAATTCTAAAGAGCAACACCGCATCCGGATGCTTGGCTTTCATGTAGTCGAATTGCTCTTTTCGCGACATTTTCGCACCCTTGGGTTTGTCCTCGCTCTCAGAAATGCCTGATTTGCCCTCTGCGGTCGCCTTTGTCGCAATTCTATTCCCGTCTGGGGTAAATCCTAAGTCCGCTATCTTCTTTTCGATTTTAGCTATGTTTCTGTCCGTTTTCTTGTTTGCCTTATCCTGACTCTCCTTGTAGGCTTCCGGACACCAACGCTCACCGAGTAGCCCTATGTGGTTTCTCAGCAGGTGCTTTATCGCATCTCCGCCGTAGTCAATGCTCTGACGTATCCACTCACGGACGATGCGGTTCTTGTCGTCGCTGTTCTCATGCACGTACTTGGCAATCTCGTCTTTGTTGTTCCAGTCGTTAAGCTTCAACTCTTGTTGGTACTTGCGAGAGTAGTTCAGCATCAGCGTCAGCGCAACATCCAGCTCTAAAGCATCCAAGGGCTTGTTGTCAAGAACTGACTTGTTGCAGATAACGTCCGCTCCGGCACATACACAAGCGGATTCCCTTGACAGCGTCTTCTCTTGCTCCAAGGCTCTCATCAGCTTGCCAACCTCGTGTGGTGTGCCGTTCTCGTCGCAGTTGATGTCTGCTGACTTGGATTTGACGTAGTAGTACACTCGTTGGAATGAGGGGTTGCCGACGCGGTTCAACTTAATGGTCGGGTATATCTCGCCATTGGCAAGCTTCTCTTCAACTCGCTCATCGCCGTATTCGTAGTAACACTGACCATTGAAGATGTCATCGTCTTTGATGTATTCATATCCAAGCTCGTTGACAATGGCTTCAATCTCATCTCTTGTCTTGTCATTCACGGATGAGGCGAACTTGTCAATGTAGAGGACCGCTTTGCCTTTGGCGTATGGCTCACCCTTGCGTACAAGTTCATCGCCGTGCTTGACTATCATGTCGCGGATGAATTGCATCTCTTTCGAGTGGAAGCGTTTGCGGTCGGTGCATCGTCCTCCTTCTTTACTCTTCATCTCCCAAAATAGGCAGCCGTGGTTCTCGGTGTTGCATTGGCACTCGGAGCATTTAACACCACAGCCACCGGAGTAGTCCGCATCGGTTTCATAGTTGCTGTCATTCCAGACCGCCCGTTCAATCATCATGAACAATCCTTGAACGTAATACTCGGCTTGACTCTTGGAGATACCAATGGATAGTCCTGATGCGTAACGCTTGGCGAATGCGCTCTGTTGCTCATCGTCAAGCTTGGCGATTATCATTGCCGCCGAGATTGGCATCCTGTCCTCTTTGACTGCCAACAATAATTCGGGGATGAGGTTGTTGAGCTTGATGCGGTCGGTGACAAATCGAATGGACTTGCCGAAGCGTGTGGCGATTTCCTCTGTGCTCTTACCTTTCTTGGCGAGCTGACCGAAGGCGAAGGCTTCCTCAATGGGGTCAACGTCTTTTCGCTGGAGGTTCTCGGTGATCATCGCATCGAATGCGTCATCATCGCTCATCTCTTTGACGTTGCAGTCAATGGTACCAAACTTTATCGGGTCTATATGCTCAAGATACGCTATTGCCCGATAACGACGCTCTCCGCATACAACTTCGTACTTGCTCGGCGTTGATACCACTTGACCATCCACAAGATAATCTTTGTACTCAATCGGTCGCACCAAGATGGGCTGCAGTAGCCCTTGCGCCTCGATGCTTCGCGCCAATTCTAAGATTGCATCCTCGTCAATGGTCTTCCGGGGATTCATTGGTGATGTGCTCACCAAATTGATTGGAATTTGTTCTATTGCCATAATTTGCTTTTATTGGTTTGACTATTAGTTTATTGTACAGTAAAGATAGTCATTTTTTACAAGATGTAAAAGCGTAAACTTCACCATTTTTACACCATTTTACGTCTCGTTTCAGGGAGATGAAGCCCCGCCTTGCGGTCTCCTCCAACACCGGCATATCCTCGTCAGACACCTCTATCGGTGAGAAGCCGTTCAAGGTCTCGTAACGTGGAATATTGAAGCGTTGCCGGATGCGTTCCTTGGTGTCGGCATCCGCTTTCTTGAGCCATAGGATGAGGAACCTATGTTTTTCGTCCTCGGTAGGATTCATTCTCGAAAATGATTGATGTTACCATTTCGCGCAAGCGGTCATACACTCGCACGCCATATTTCTCTCTGAGGTCATCGGCTTCGAGATTGGTGGTGATGATTGTCAACCTCTGCATCTCGTAGCGTTCGTGTATCATGTCGATGATGGGTGTGTGTGGCTGTCCGTAGTCAATCACCTCTCTCGGTTCTTCGCCGAGGTCATCAATGATTAGCATATCGGTCTTGCACGCATCGTCATACTCTGACCCTTTCTTGACGAATATCCGGCAGATGTTCTTGGCGGTGTAGAGCTCGAAGTGTTTCCGTTTTGAATATCCGTACTCTTTTTCAGTCACCAAGCCTACGAGCCAGTTTATCGCCTGTGCCAATGAAGTTTTCCCATTTCCGCATAAACCGCATAACAACAATCCGGGTGTTCCGCATGGGTCAATGAGCCATTTAGCCGCGGCTTGTATGTGCCGCTTTGTGTCCGCGTCGAACACAAACTCACGACCTCGGTACTCGACAACTGCTTTCATGGCGGAATAGATGCCGTTGCAGGCATCCTTCTCAGATATTTCGAGGCTAAAGCGTTCCCTTGAAACCTTTACGGCTCTTAGCTGTCGGCTCAGTGCCTCTACGTTCTGAAAATCGATCTGATTGGTTAGTCGCATTTGAATGTGATATTGTTTTTTGACGGTCCTCCTCGTCGGATATCCAATTATTGGCTCGGCTGTCCCAACGGGTGATGCGTCTGTTGTGAGTGTCTCGCCAGCCGACGGCTTCAAAATAGTCGAAGAAGCGTTGCGCCGCGCCTTTCCAATCGTCTAACCTTTCAGAAGCTTTTTGCTCGAAGTAGGCAAAGACCTCTTCGATGGTTGGAGTGATAGGCTGTTCGGTAATAGACTTGGTTTTTCGTTTCTTCTTTTCCTCTTTATCCAAATCTGCAAATAGTGATTGCTCGTGCGGAGAACAAACATCGTCAGATGTTTGTGTATTACACTTACTATACTTAGTATTAGTATATAATATATTATTATTATAAAGAGGTGTAACCGCATTTTTTTCGGGATTTGTGTTACCTTTTGTGTTACCCGTAGGTAACACAAATTGCGTTGTGTTACCTTTTGTGTTACCTTTTGTGTTACCTTTTGTGTTACCTTTTGTGTTACCTTTTGTGTTACCCGTAGGTAACACAAATTGCTTAACTAAGTTTTTATCAGTAACTTCCGCTCCACGTAAAAGATAGATTGTTGGACCGCTACCTCTTGCATCGATGAAGTCTATCAGACCTCGCTGTTTTAGCCTATTCCTTATCTCTACAATTGTCTTGCGTGGCATCTCAAACATTAATGAAATTACCTTCGTCTGCAATTTAAAGGGGTTACTCCATTCATTTATCTTGTACTGTTCTATCAAGAAATCGTAGAACGCTGTGTCGCTAAATGGGAATGGTTTAACTGAGTACTCTTGCCAAAACTTGCTATGTAAAATAGAATCGGGTGATTGTGTCATCGGTATAGTGGGTATTTGGTCAACGCTTGTGTGATGTAGTGTTGCGTGTCTGCTCTGAGGTAGCCACAGACAGCGGTGATGAATTCGAGTAAACCATGACAGACTACATACGTGCTGCCATGTCGTTCAACCAGCTCTTGCCATGCTTTCTGCTCCTTGCTCTGATTGCCGGCGGAGGAACCCTTGCGCTTCGGGACTTTCATCTCCAAGCAAAGGGATGCCTTGCCACCACTGGGATGCAAGAGAATGAGGTCTGCGACCCCTTTCACTTGCCCCTCATAATTCATGGTGGCTCCGGCTCTTCCTCCTCTCCAGCCACCATTGGGCACGGAGAATAGCAAGTTAGCAACCTGTGGAAAGGTCATCCGAAACCAACATACACATATATGCTGTATCTTAGATTCCGAGTAGCCTTTCTCAAGTTCCATGATGTCCTTCTCAGTCATTTTTATCACACTGATTTAACAATTTCACTATCTGCTTGCATCGGTCAACATTTTTGGGTTGACTCTCGAAGGAGGCTATTGGTTCGTATTGTGAGCCAAACAAGCCTATGGAGTATTTGAGGATGTAAACTTTACCATTGCGCTGTAAGAGCTTGAAGTGTTTCATAAGCGGTCTTTAAATAGGTTCATGGTGATGTTCACTATATCCTCTTCAATCTGTGTGGTGGTGCCTGTCACCTCGTTGGCGATATCCTTCTTGGACTGAATCACGGAGTACATATACTTGTCGATGGTCTTATCACCGAGGAAGTAGTAGCAGTTCACGTTATTCTTCTGCCCGTTTCGGTGGGCACGATCCTCGGCTTGCTCGCAGTCGGAATAAGTCCAAGGGAACTCTATGAACCCGACACGAGATGCAGCCGTAAGAGTCAAGCCCGTACCGCCTGAGCGATAGTTGAGGATGATTAGTTTGCACTCCGGGTCATTCTGAAAGCGGTCAACAGCGTTCTGTTTCTGAGCCACGTTGTCGGCTCCGGTGACTGTCACCGCATCAGGAAACTCTTTCTTGAGTGCCTCCACAACCTCTTTCAGATAGGCGAATAGTATCAACTTCTCGCCTCCGTCAATAATGTCGTGGATGAAGTCGCTAACGGCTTTGATTTTGCCCCTCGCCGCTATCGCTTTGAGGATGCCCATCTTCACCATTATCTGACCTCTCATCGCCCTTGCTATCTTGTCATCGTTGGCGTTCTTGTAGGTGCGGAGGTATGATAGCACATCCCGTTCGGCATCCTCATACTCCTTGCGGTTGGTAATGTCGCAAGTGATGTATTGTCGTGTCTTCTCCGGTAGCTGTGTCAATACCTTCTGCTTCTCTCGTCTAAAGAAGCAACTGCACCACAACCGATAATTCAGTTCTTTGAGATTCGACGATTGCTTTGGTCCATCGCAGTAGCGACCAACGAATTGTTTGTAACCGCCGAAGTCATCAAGCCTGCCGAGGATTTTGAGCTGCTGTACCAAATCAGTGTTGTTGTTGACAACAGGTGTTCCGGTCAACTCGAATATCCACTGCTTGTCTTTGCAGATGCCTTCAACATACTTGGATTGTTGTGTCTTACTGCTCTTGCACTTGTGGCTCTCGTCAATGATGATGCTCTTGAACATCTTCACCCTCTCATCGAACTGGACAGAACGAAGTGTGAAGCGCGCATGGTCTTTTACTTTCGTGACAAAGAACTTTTTCAAGCTCTCATAGTTGACGATGTAAACAGGTGCCAACGCTTCGCCATCGGGACGTTTCATCTCGTAGTAGCGTTGCCATACTCCTCGGTTCCTATCGTCAAGGATGATTGCGTCTATATTAGCGAACTTCTTGAACTCTCGCTGCCAGTTGATTTTCAGTGACGCAGGGCAGATTACCAACGTGGGGAATGTCTCGCCGTATTGCTTAGCCTCTTTGTGTGCCTTGACCACCGCACATATCGCTTGAAGTGTCTTACCTAAGCCAGGCTGATCTCCAAAGATGCACCTCTTATTGTCAAGCGCGTAGCGGACACCCTCCAACTGATATGGGTATGGGTCGAGTAACATATAATGCTCCCCGACGAACTCTTTCATCGGGGGTATCTCGTATGTTACGTCGTGCGTTTCGCTACGTCTTGAAATGAAGGTGGCGTATCTGTTTTTGACAGCCCATTGGGCGAAGGCTTCGACATACCATTGTGCGCTCCTGCCGGCTGGGTAGAGGTAACTATCTTTCTTCACTACCCACACTCGCTCATCGGGGTCCCACTTGGGACGCTCGGGCACTCTCTTGATTATCTCAACGAGTTTCGGATGATACTCGAACGACAAGCGGAAATAGCCGGGGGTTTCGGTGATGAAGATAGGCTTCATTATGCGGCGTGTTCAGGTACCTCTTCTTGCGATTCAATGGGTGGTAAATCGTCAGTCGCTGTGGGTGCTCCGGCAAAGGGGTCATCTTCGTTCTCGAAGTCTATCTCTTGCTGTATCACGCCCCACTTGCGCTGGGTGATGTACATCTCCACTTCGTAGAAGAAGGCTCTGACAGCATCGTTGAGGTCGGCACAATGAACGTATCCGTCTTCGAGGTCAAGGCTGGTGGCAGGCGTGTTGAGGTTGAGTACCTTTTGTGTCAACAGACATCGTTTTCCGGTCAGTACCACGATGGGATATAGATTCTCGCAGTTCTGTGTCACCGATGTAACTTCCAACTTACGGAGCAACTCCACATTCTCGGAGCTCTCTAAATCGGTCCAATCTATTCTGTCGGCTTCTTTCTGTTCGGTCAGTTCAGCGAAGTATGGCACAAGATTGGCAAGTCTAACTTTAAGGTCGTTGTGAACAATGTTGTTCCCTTTCAGCGATATCTCATTGCCGTCAAGGTCAATGTATGTTGCCTCGATGCAATTAGTTTTGGTGAGTTTCGCTTTTTTGATTTGTATTGCGTCCATTACAATAATGTGTTAAAAAAGGACAGCCTTGCGACTGCCCTAATGGTTTTTGTATTCTGAAATGAAATCCCGATACATTCGGTCTTCAGGTAGTGGAAGCATGATGCCGAAATCAATGGCGGCATCCGCTTTTATCTTCTCAAGGAACTCTGAGAATTGCAGAGTGTTTAAGGTTTTTGTGTCGCCGACTACATCAACCCATCGTCCCTTGATAGCTATCTGTCGCGTCAAGAACTTACGCTTGTAGTAATCATGGAAGTCTTCTTTGCTTTGTCCGGTGGCTTCCTCCATACATTTGAACCACATCCACATCAGCGAGTTTTGCGGTATCGAACGAGGCTCTGTCTTGCGCACTATCTTGACGGTGTATTTGCCGTTACGGAGCAGTGAGCACATGAAGTCAAACGACTTATCCATGCTCACTTTCCCGTCGGCTTTGGTCAGGTTAGCTTCCATTAGTGGTTGAATGGGTCGTTGTACCCCTGACCATACCCTTGCTGTTGGGGATATTGGTTGTTGGGGTATTGTTGCGCAGGGAAAGCCTGTTGAGGCTGTTGGTAGCCTTGCTGTGGATAGGCTTGCTGTTGAGGATAGGCTGGTATGGGTTGAGGTGTCGAGAACTGCTGTTGCTGTACAATCGGCTGTACCATGGTCAGACCTCGCAGTGAGACAAAGTAACGACCATTGTATTCTCTACCATTGACCATCGCTTCGATGCTCACCCTCTGTCCGGGTTGGAACTGGTCAAGCAACGCCATGCGCTCGCCTGAGAACTCGATGCACACGTAATTGGGGTGAACTTGCTGGTCTCGATCCACCCATGAATCGTCAAGGACGACTTCTCGCTTTTGGAAATTTTCACCAACGCTAACTACCGGCGAGATTGAGTAGATAACGCCTACGGCTGTGAGTTTAATCATTTATCTTTTAGTTTTATTGTGAAGCCGCCCTTCTTACAGGTGGTCTTTAAATACTGCTTGTATAACTCCGGATTCTCTGCTTGGAATCTCTTGGTGTCGAAAGTGGTTGAGGTGCTGTCAACGGCGATTGTGGCTTTGAACTGCTCGCTGTCAAATGACTTGATGCCGTGGGCTTCCATTGCCTTGCGGACTGTCTCCTTAACCTCTTTATACTTCGCATCCACCTCGGCGAATTGCTTAGCGAGGTCTGCCACATACTGCACAACATCGGGTGCAATGATAGGCACTTGCGATGAGGGTTGATGTAAAGGCAGCTCAATATTACCAAGCATCTCCGCCTGATTGGGGTGGTGGTATGTCGGCTTGCCGTACTCGTCGAATGTGTAAGTGGTGAGGAGTAGAAGCTTCACGAGTGCTGACGGCTTGCGCTCTATCACCCAGAAGTTAGCCTCGTCTTTGCGGAGATGATTGCAAGCGAGACCCGCGACTTTCAGTTCAGGATTCTCAGCCTCGAACAGCTCTGCATAAATGGAGAGCTGCCATGATAGATACTCTTTGAGAGCGTCTTCACCGCTTGCAAAGTAATCGTCTCGGAAGTAACCACAAGTGGGATAGAGTGAGATATTGTTGGACTTTGTATCAACCAACCATATCTCTTGCGTGTCGTCCTTGAGCCATACGTTGTCAATCTGTGATGCCCATTTGAGGTTGTCGCTGACGGTGTGCTCGTTGGCTATGGGAGTGAAGCCTTTGCGGTGGCGGATGTAGTTCTGCAGTTCCTCTGTCACATCCCATTCCTCCTCGACAACTCTCTCATTGTTTCTTGCCCGACAGCCGTAGTGTGTGGTGACTGTCTGCTGTGTCTGCATGAATCCGAGTTTGTCGTAGGTCTCAATGGCGTGGTGAATCGCTGTGCCACGGCTTCCGGCTTTTGGAATGATGTTGTCTTTCACATACTCGTCCGCATCGGGATATACACCCAAACCGAGGATGGCGTGGATTAGTCCGGTGATGCCGAGTAATCTCTGATCGCCCAGCCGGTAGCTATGCGATTCCTCGTCAAAAGCTACCGGCGACTGCTTTAATATAATCATGAGTTTTTAAATGATGCCATTTTGTTACTGATTGCTGTGTAGAACTCGGTGCCATTCTTGCACATGGCTGGTGCAGTGGCTTGCCATTTCTTCCACAGCGGTTCTACGTCTTCTCGCTTGGTGACCGCTGCAAGTTCTGCGAGTGCTTGTTGAAGCTGAGCACCTGTGAACACCGGAGCGGCTTTGGCAGGGGTTGCTGGCTTGTTAATCTGTCCGTTCTTCTTGTCGGTGTCGGTGGCAGCGTTGCCGTCATCGTCGGTGTCTGCTGCGATGCCGAGGATAGCGCAAATTGCATAACGCTTGGTGTAGGTGATTGCCGAACCTCTGTCTTGTTGGCTCTTGTATGTGCCGATTGGGCAGATGCTCCTGAACCACTGCCCAGACTTGTGCGAGAGTAGTGTCACAAGGTATTCGCCGGAGATGATCTGTGTAACACAAAGGTCATGATTGGCGAGGATTGGCTGTGCCGCCTTGAGGACTCCCGAAAGGTCAACGTAACGAGATTTAAAGTAGGGGTTGCTCTTGTTGAGCGATGGTTGCTCAATTTCGCCTTGAAAGGCTGAGAGTGCAGCGGTAATTTGGTCAATGCTGTCACTCATGAAGTTTAATGTGTTCTCTTCCATATTGAAAGTTTTTATTAGTTTGACGTTAATATCATTGTTTCTGATATACAGTAAAGTTAGTCATTATTAGCGAGTTGCACAAAAATAACAGCCGCCATTTTAACGCCTTAACATTTACTGACATTTGCCGTCTATGAGGCGTGCCGAGGACTCCATAAGAGCTTCGAGAAACGCATGAATATCTTCGGGGTGGATGAATATTCGCTGACGTTTCCTATCGCCCTTTTTTCGTGATGTGGGCACTTCCGTGACTGATAGATATTCGCTTCCGTTCTTGTCGGTGTGAACATCGAAGTAGTAGAGCCGTGTTCCGGCACTTACTTTTCTTGTGAATGTGGGTTTCGCCATGATGATGATGTGTTAGAATGATGTAGCGGAGCAGGCGGGACTCGAACCCGCACGACTGAATTTGGCGGCACATCTCAGTCTTTTTATCGTCACCGCATACTAATAGGTGACTCCTGTTTTCGGTTTTAAGTTCCCCATCAGATTTCTCTGACTTTGTTTTCTTTAACGCTGGTCGATTTTTTGCCAGCACAGCACACGGCATTTCCTCCGTGCATCAGGTACACGTGTCTCAGTCTTACCGCAATAAGCGTCTAACCATTTCGCCACTGCTCCAAGTTAGCCGAGATTACCCGCCCGGCTATCGGGGTTTGAAAGATGATGCCGCACCTTCACAGGCTTTTTTATGGCATCGAATAACTAAATTGATAATTACTCATACGACCCTCACGGGCAGTTGCGGATTTTTTTATTCTTCATCCTCATCAAGACTTGCGCTGTCGTCCTCGCAGTCACAATAATACTCTATCATCCACGCTGGCAGAAATAGCGGTGCGAGTTTTATCATGACGTAGGCGTATGCAAGCCCCAATGCGTTGATGAAAAACTGACTCTCATCATCATTAAAAATGGCTAATGCCGGGATCGCAAGGATTGTGAACACCGTCCATGCGATGATTTTTTTCTTCAAGTTCATTTCTTTTTTTGTTTTATCGGTTTGACTTATTATTTCTCATATTCCGACTGTGCCTAAGCACGTCAGCGGCGTTGCAGTACCATTTGCCGTTCTGGGCGTTGGCACTCTTCTGTGCTTTGATTTTGCCGGCGGTGATGAGATTGATTAGCTTCTTCTCACCGCCGACAATCTTTGCAGCCTTGTCTTTGCAGAAGTGCTCATGCTCCATAATGAGGAAGATGTTCTCCAACATTATATCGGATGGGTTGACGGAGGTGACGAAGTTACTCATGAGATTCTCTTTACTTTGATACTCTTGTTAGCTTTGTCAATCTCGATGCGCCAATCCTTGCCTTCAGCAACATCTGTGAGTAGTGTGCTGCACTTGGATGCTCGCACGCTGTTGTACTGCGATAGGGGGAATTGTTCGACCGCCCCAACTCGCATATTTCTCAATGTCTCTGCCACTGGTCGATGCGTGGCGATTGTTGTTGTCTTGCTCATTGCTTAAAATATTTTGGGAATGGTAGCAGGGCTCGAACCTGCGACCTACACTTAATCGTTCGTTTCATGCTATTAGTGTCGCTCTACCTCTGAGCTATACCATCCGGAAAGTATATAGATTGGAAACTTTCAGTTTGTTAGAAGTTTCAATGGACTGCGGACCTTTACCGCAGAGCGTAATGATTGGTTCTTCACCGGTCCTTTTACCACGAGTGGACACGCCTCATCTCGCTCCCCTTTGTCGGCATAGGCAAGGGAGATTTTCCTATCGTGCTCCGTCCCGTTCGATACTGACTTTTGGCGGTCAAGTGCGTCTGACGGCTACTTCATCTTCTCTGTTTCGGCGGTAACACTCATCGTTGCATCGGCACCTCCTTTCGGCTGATGCGCTCCGTGCAACGGAATAGGTCAACATGTCAAGGTACTCTTCTTTGTGGGGGAGAAGCAGGACTCGAACCTGCGGTGTCGGCATCTTACCGAATCATGCTGTGGCTTGTCATGATTACCTCGTCCACTTGGTTGTATTCTCCCGTTCGGGGCTCTCTTGCCCCTCAGCAATTTCCGACTCTTCGGTGCTGTGTTGTGGTTTGACTTGGCGAGTTAGTGCTTGGGATAGATGTTGTTGATGAGAACCGCGATGGCTTCAACTTGCTCCTTGACTCTGTTGTGGTCTTTTGAGCAGCTCAACCATGTCTGCTTCATCTCCTCATGCTCTTTAACTTTGCTGTCGAGTCTTTCCCTGAGATACGCAATCTCCTCCTCATGTGCTGTGATGTTCGCAGTCGGGTCTGCCACACACTCAGTCGTAGTGCATTCGAGTCCGCAGTGATTGAAAACATAGGAATCAATTACTGTCCTGATTTCTTCGTCGTTTTCGGGGACATAGATGATAAGGGTCAGTTCCTTGGCATTAGCGATGGCGTTAACGTCCAACGCCGTGTAAAGCATCTCAATCATGTTGTTGAATGATTGACGGCTATCCGCTGTAATTCGATGTGATGTAAATCGTGACATATTCAAATTCTGTCTAATTAGTTGATTTTTAGTTTGTATCATCCAATCAAAAGTATTATCTTTGTACTGTTTGAAAGATGATGCTGCAAAGTTAATCTCATTTGAGATAAATTGCAAGCATAAAATGAAAATAGTTATCTCGTTTAGGATTATTTAACATTATGGTATCTCGAATTAAACAATTAATCTCTCACATGGGATTATCAACAAGAGCATTTGCCCTTAAATGCGATTTACGACAAAACACGTTTAGCAATCAGTTGAACGGTATGCGAGAATTATCCCTCTCAACAGTCACAGCCATTCTAAACACATATCCTGAAGTATCTTCGGAATGGCTTATGCGTGGCTCGGGCGAGATGTTTATCTCAAAAGAAGTTGATCAAGTATCTGAAAAGCTCATGAAAATGGTAGATACTATTTCTCTGATGCAAGACACAATCAATACTAAGAGCGATACAATAATTAAGCTCACAGAGCGCGTCAAGCAATTAGAAAATCAGATAACGAAATGAGTATGTCTTGGATTAGCCGAATATTTAAACACAAGCAAGAACCTCCACAAACAAATGCGGGGGAGGTTCTTGTTATGGTTGAGGTTATTCAGAAGCTAAAAGATGAGGTTAAGAGTCTCACACGTGCTCGTGACGAATATAGAAATGAACTATTGGAATTGCGCAACAAGATAGCTTCTGGCGAAGGATTAGACATGAAAGATTATGTCCCAGCACGTCTAATTACAGGTGCTCCTATTGACTACAAAATAGTTGATGACGGAGTGTATTGCCGCATTATACATGATTTAGAACATGGCTCGGTATCATTTACAAGAGAATTTAATAAGACAAAAGCCAATCATAATTGGATTAATGAAGGTGAGGCTCTAATAACACTTCGGACGGATAATTTAGGCATACATATGACACGCCCGACTATGATTAAGGCTCCAACTTCGGGTATTTTTGAAAGCGATAATAACAAACTAATTCAATATGGTGAAGAAATTTGTCGTATTAGAAAAATTCCAGCAGAGAAAAAAGCGGAGACTCTTGAAAAATTAGAACGAGAATCAATTAAAGAATCGGTTCTTCAAAAGGAACGCAAGAAAATGATTGAACGCCAAACCTTGGATGAGCTAATTGAAGAAGGCAAGGTTTTTAATATCTATACTAAACAAGATGGCAATCGCACAACAATACCAACAGCTGTAGCAAACGCTGTTTGGAATCGTGATGGCGGTCGGTGCTGTATATGTGGCTCTAAAGAAAATTTAGAGTTTGATCATATCATCCCGATTTCCAAGGGCGGAGCAACTACATTCAGAAATTTGCAATTGCTTTGTCATAACTGTAACAACATTAAGTCAGACAATATTTAAAAACTTATAATAACATGAAAGTCAATCTCAAATTATTTTTCACGATTTCGCTCATAGCTTTTATGAGTATGCTGTCGTCATGCGGTTCTGATGACGAACCAGAATCAGGATTGTACAATTGGCGAATTACAAAGTCAGTTTATAACACTGAAGGTGGCAAGAGAGAATGCATAAACAGGTGGAACGAATACCTCTACGACAAGTCTGAGGAATACGTAAAAATCGAAAAAATAAATTTCGAGAAAAAGACCACGAAGTATAATGCCTACGTATATGCTTATCACAAGATGAATTAAAAATTTCCAAAAAGTTTCCGTTTTATTGTCGGGACGGAAAAATAAATCCCTCGGATTCAGTTATTCATAGGCAGTTATGAGGATTTATCGGAAATTTTTCTTATTTTTGTGTCATAATTTAGAGAGACATTGACATAAGCCAATTCTCAAAACAACTAACGCAATATACTACAATGAGACATCTTGGTAAATTTATAGTAGCCA